AACATGCTTATGAACTGGCATATTTCCGCTGATGGTGACAATGCGGCCTATGATGATAGGCTTTTAAGTGAAAATACTACGCATGGTATAGTCGAATCAGCAGCACGTACTGTGTCTTATCTCCCAGAAGTGGAAGCGACATTGTACAAAGAGTCCCGGCTTGTACAATCTAAGGCAGGTGCGCGAAACATAAATAAGATGACTGTATACAATCTGGCACCCTATGCAGGTATGATAGCAGACAAAGCAAACATCTTGGAGCATGGAGAAGCTGCTGCGGAAGCTGCTATTGAAGAATGGCAGGAGAGAAAAAGCTTGCGAATTCGCGGGATTCTGCTTAACGGAGACACAGGAGACAATGCATGATAGACACACCGATAAGAGCTTTTTTCGATAGCACCCTGCGGACAGTTCTCATGTCACAGGGTGTTGATACAGATGCAGATGTATCTCTCGGGGGACAGGTTGCATGGCCCGGAACTGTTTTCGATTCCACACTTGTTCCGGATAATAAGGAATGGTATCAGGCAATTTATATTCCTTTTCAGCCGCGCCCGGCAGGTGTTGGAACGCTTGCACAGAATACAATGCGCGGAATATACCAGGTCGATGTATATGGTCCGACAGCTGGAAGTCAGACAGAGCAGGACGTCATCAACTATTTAGAAGGCGTTTGTGCAGCTTTTAAGCGCGGAGTCAGTTATGTGTCAGTTCCTGTACTGCCGGGCGGACCGCAGGCATGCGTGACATGCACTCAAAGCTGGATATTCCGTAGCACCCGTGATACACTCACTGCAAGATGGGTCGTGTCCGCTCGCGTTACGTGGGATGCGCACCTGGATAATTAAGCTATCCTTGAGGGAAAAGCTTGAATGTGGCCGTTGGCTGCAATATAATTTCTGATTATAGGAGAAAAAAATGGCATGTTCAGCGACCGGTGCAAACCGTGACCTTGCGTATGTCGAAGAAGCGGTTTTCAAGACCACTCCGGCAAACCCATTTTTCAAGTACCTCCGGACAACCGGAGACTCCCTCAAAGGTACGATCGAGACACAGAGTTCGGCCGAGCTTATCAAGGGGCGCGTGACCTCGGCACCAATCATGGGCCGTGTATCCTCAGGAGGCGATATTCAGTTTGAACTGAGCTATCGCTCGTTTGATGAATTCCTTGAAGCAGCACTCTATGGCGACTGGGTGCCGGATGCCTCAACAACAATTGTTGGTGCAGGAACACCTGTAGCTGGACAGAAAAAACTCGCTGTCAGTGACAATGGACGAAGCTTCACAGTAGAAAAATTCTACTCTGACATTAATATGTATCGTCGGTACAAAGGTGTAATGGTTGGTGGATTTAACCTTTCTGTACCTCTTGATGGAAAAGTAACCGGTTCTTTTAACCTTTTGGGAACAAACAACCCCTTGGCCGAAGATACAGGAATACTTGCCGGCGCAACATATGATCCGGAAACACCAAACACCACGGACCAGTTTTCATCATTCATCGGAAATCTTGTCGTGCGCGATGCAGATGGCTTGAATCTGGAAACCATAGGCTATGCCACGCAGCTGGATCTTGCTGTAACTAACAACCTTGCACAGGATTATGCTCTCTTCACCAAAGAGACATACTGTATTTCTCCTGGAACATTTGGTGTTACCGGAACTTTGGGGCTCTACCTCAAAGACAAGAAATACATCAATGCGCATGTCAACTGGACGACTCTCCAGCTGTCTTTTGCATTGACGGATCCTTCTGGAAATTCCTACCAGTTCGACCTCGGTTCGATCAAGCTCACAGATATTCCTGATGGTGTGTCCGGTCCTGCCACAATTACAATGGCAATTCCCTTCACATCCTTCGGACAGAACTCATTGTCAATCATCAAGATTCCAACTGCAGCAGAAAATCGCATGCATATGCCGATCGTAACACCTTCGGCGAGCATTGCTGCAGCCGGAACTTGTGTAGCATCATTCAATCCGGATGATATTGATGATAATCTCTTGGTTGGCGTTGAAGGTGATTTCGAACTTGTTTCTGCAGGAACGGCAACGACGGCTGAAGTACGAAAACTCATTATTCAGACTGGCTCGGTAAATGCTGGCACACTGGCTATTGTGGTAGCAGGCGTAACGCTTGCAGGTGCTGGGCTTACCATTGCTGCAGGCCTTACCAAGAACGCTGTTGCAGCAATTCTCGGTGGTGGTACTGTAACCATCGCTGGTTGGACCAAAGCCGTGGTTGGGAATGTTATCACGTTTACCAAAGGCAGCAACGGTGCAGATGCCGGAGTGAATAGCTTTACTTCTACACCAACTGTAGCTGGATCCATCCGGTACGCTCTTGGTGCAGCAGCCCTTGAGCTTATTACGGACGGCACAGCCTATACAGTCCCTGTTACAGGTACTGCTATGGGTGGTGCAGGCACCAGACCGATTCGCTTCAGAGTTTTCCCTCCCGCTTCTGGTGCCGACGTCCCTGCGACGCCATCACCGATCGTGGAAAGGATTTTCATCGTTTCATAACTTGACGGATGCGGAGAATAATATAGTATTCTCCGCATTTCACCACCAAACTTTCATATATCGGAGGAACCTTACATGAAAGACCCACTAGAAACCAAAGTTCAGGCTCTTGACCTGAGCGAATTCGAGACAAAGACCAAATCTGGCGTTGGTGTAGAATGCCCGATTGTAGACCCCAGAACCGGGGAAGAAACAGCAGCGGTGTTCATCATGCTTGGCATGGATTCGGATGAATATCTCGAATTCAAAGACGCTGATGAGAAAGAAGCGCAGGCTCAGCTCATGGATGCCATGGTTAAAAGCTCCGGAGCAACACAGAATAAGAAATCAGCAGCCTTGAAAGAAGCAAAATCTGAGGAAGAAAAATTGATTGAAAAGATCGTTGTACTCACAAAAGGCTGGAGAAATATTCGCTGGGAAGGCGTGGACCTCGAATTCACACCTGCCAATGCTCGTATGGTATATACTGGTAATGCTATTGTGCGAAATCAGTTACGCAGGTTTATTGAAGACCGGCGCAATTTTTTTCGAGTAGCGCAGCCGAGCTAATAACTGCCCTCGAAAAGAGGCTGGATCTGGATTATCCTCTGCGTAAGGATAATCCAGCAAAACCCGGGAAAAGCACTACATATACGCATCGCCAAGAGTTAAAGATATTGGCAGACAGAGGTGTCCCGGAAGCAGTAGAAAGGTTGAATGAACCAGCGCTTCCAGGGCACCTTTTATATGTGTGGAACCATTTTTGGGCTTTGTGGGAAATCGTTGGACAAGATATGACCATGCATGATATTGTTTTATACAGAAAGGTGATGGCACCGAGCATGTCCGCAACAGATATCGCTCAGATCATTCACATGCGAAACAAGGCTGGAGGCCAAATACAGAAGCTGAAAGACGAAGAGGAGTAGCGTGATGGATAAAGAGATTAATGTTGGACTGAATGTAGATGTCTCACAGACAGGTAAGAGCATCCCGGAGCTCTCCAATAACTTCGCATCCCTTGTAACAGCCCTTGAGTCCGCAGACATAGCAATAAAAGACGTAGAGCATCGAAGCAACACACTCGGCAACGCCTTAAAAGCACTTGCACAAAACACAGCAGCCACCACAACAGTTCAGAATAATGCTATAAAAGCCTCCAATGGTTTTAATGACGCAGCAGGCAGCGCACAGAAGCGCATTGAGGCATTTAATAAGGAACTGTTGGAATCACCACAAAACATGCTTCAACTTATACGTGCAGAGAAAGTTGCAGGCGGTTCTATGTCTTCTTTGGCAGGTGACTATGACAAAGCAACCATAAAACTCAGGGAGGCTATAACCAAGCGCGAAAAGCTTCTCAAGAGTCCGGGCACATCGATGATAGACCTTGCGAGAGGCTCTGCAGGACTCTCAGCACTACCTGCTATAGAAAAAGCCAATGCAGCAATCATAAAGCAATCAGCAGCCTTTTATAAAGCAGAAAAGGCGGTCCTTGATTACGACAGTGTTCTCTTAGATACGCGAGCTAATTTATCAAAATTTTCTGGTTCTATGAACAAGGCCATGGATGAGACCATTATATCCACAAAAGAGTCTACACAGTATGTAGCATTATTAAGCAATGAAATAAAAAGGCTTAATGGCGTAACAGCAACGCCGGGAACGGAAGAATTCGCTACTAATCAAGCACGTATTGCGGAATTCACAGCTGCATTAACCATACAGTTAAAAGAAGAAAATAAGACATTAGAAGCGCAAGAACGGTTGTATAGTAGTTCTGCAGGAAAATTAGCTGCTTTGCAAGGAAGAGAAGCGCATGAAGTATCTAAATTCTTAGCAGATGAGGTGCGACAAGAGCAAAAGGCAGCAGATGCTAAGCTGAGAATACATACAAAAACAGCAAATTCCAGAATAGCTTTAGAAGATAGTATGAATGCACGCTGGCAGAAGCTTCTTAATGCTCGCGATGCCATGGAGAATAGAGATGCACAGCGTGATATTGCGCGGGCGCAGAAAGCAGCAGCGCAGAAAGCAGCTATGGGCTATACAGGGCTTGGTTCTCAACGTCTTGGGACGGGGGACACAGGGCTTTTGGCGAATTTATCTCGTCTTGGTGTCATAAATCCACAGATGGCACAGCTCTCCTATGTTCTCGGAGCTGTAACAAGTTCCGGGATGCTTGCGGCGCTCGCAGTCGTTGGTATAGGAACCGCGATGGCCGTTGCAACAAAGAAGACCGTACAGGCAGCAGCAGAGCTTCAGAAATACCAGATCACACTGCAAGCCCTATCCACGCATGGCTGGGACCCAACTAATACAGGGGCAGTAGCATCAAAAGATCTTGGGACAGCAACATCAAAAGGCATGATTGAGTATGGCGTACAGTCGATGTATACCATGGACAAAGTTGCTGAAGGAACAGAAAAACTCGTGGGCTACGGCATTGATATGCGAATGGTTAACACAGAAATGGAGATGCTTGGCAATTTAGCTCTAGGCGACTCCGCACGACTAGAGAATTTGGCTGTAGCATATGGCCAGGTCTTTGGTCAAGGTAAAGCACGCGCGCAGGAAATGTACCAGTTTATTAATGCAGGTATTCCTGTGTTTGATGCTCTTGCAAAGCGCTTGACAGATCAGAACCTCCTGGCAGCTGAAGAAGCAGGTGATGTAACCAAAGCAATTGCTGTATCAACAGCAGATGTTATGGATATGACAAAAAAAGGTGAAGTTTCTTTTACAATAATAAGGGATTTGCTGAAAGAGATGACATCAGAAGGCGGTAGATACCATGATCTTATGGCGCAGGTCGCAGGACTCTCTTTTAATGGGCAGTGGACTGTATTTACAAATAATCTCAATCTCACAATGGCTAATCTTGGAGATAACCTACTCCCTGCGCTCACAGACATACTCAAACAGATAAATGCTGCCTTTGACAGAAATAGAAAGGAAGCAAGTGCTAAGGAAATTGTCACAGCATATAAGAATACTGCATACATGTCAGATAAAGGTAAAGCAACAGTTTTTGACCCCTTCTCTTCCGGATCGCTTGATACATTCGTTACGCAGGATAAAATAGGCCGCGCAAGGCTTGCCAAGCTGTATGATGAAGGTGCTACAAACTATGATCTGGGTTTCCAGTTGGCAGCCGGAACAAATGCCCGTGCGGGAACAGGCCAAGAAAAATTCATTGAAGGAAATACCAAACAGAATGCACTCATAAAAGCTATTACAGATATGACCAAAATGAATGCTGGTGGCATGTCAGATAGTGACAAAGCGAATTTACGCACAGCAAATGTTCAGGCATTTGATACATTGCTGAAAGAGAGTGGCCTGACAGAAGATAATCGAAAAGATGTCATAGCGCAGCTATTCTATCCCATGGTTAAAGGTAAAGAGCTACAAGATTCTTCTTTAGCCGGGTTGATGGAAAAATGGCGCGTTACAGATGCCTATGATAAGACGGGCGTGACTGTGGGGGCACTTACTAAAACAAAACTCGGCGGTTATTTAGATACTGCCATCACGCGAGCGTTCCCAATGGTTCAGGATCCCCTTGTTGTAGCTGCAGTATCTAAAACGCTTGATTCGCGACCAACAGACATAAATAAACCTCCTGTCAATCTGGATGATACAGGACTCCCCGGTGGCGACAGAAAATTTGAGCTTATAGAGTATAATAAAGCATTAACAGAGCAGATCGCAACAATGCTCCAACTAAACCCTCTTCAGCAGCAGTATGTAGCTATTCTTCAAATGAAACGCAAGGATATGGAAGCGATCGGAACATTAAATGAGAAAGGCTATAAAGAGGGAATGTCTGAGGCAGATGCAAATGCAGCTGAAGCAACAGCACGAAATCTGTACAAGCAGTCTCAGGCACTTACAGTATATCAAGACTCATATAAAGCTTTAGCAGATTTCAAACTACGCAACCAGATATTTACAGATGCTGAGATAGCTGCCTCCGCAAAAGAGCTTGAAAGCAAGATTCTACTGGAAGACTCTAATTATGAGTATGCAGGATCCCTCATAAAAGTAGCATCAGCATTGGCTGAGGCTGGTACAGATACTACGCAAACACTGGCCTTCTTCGAAAGCATAAAAGACGCACTTACTGCACCTGAAGACAAAAAGTCTGTTGTGGGTGTTATGCTTGATCAACTAGATGAGCTTAAAAAAATGCTTGGTGGGGACATTGATGTCGCACAGGATTTTGCAGACAGCCTCAAGTATATTGCAGATGTCTTCGGTGATGATGCAGCCAAAGGAGCCCTTGCATACATTAAAGAACTGAAATCAGAAGTAGGTGGTTTGAAGAGTAAGATACCTCAAAATATCATCACGGCAGTTGCTAATGACACACTTGTGCGCATGAAGGTAGAGAATGGTACTTTCACAGAAGATGAAGCTATTCGAGCAACAGCAAAAACATCGGAAGTAATATTAGCAGAGCAAGGGCTTAATCGTGAAAATATAATAGCCGCCGGCGGAGAATATGCCCGGATGTTTCAGCTGGGAATGAATATTGATGAGGTTATTGCAAAAGGACGTATAGCAGCCAGCGCTGTCGGGGATGATGCAGACATAGCTTTTGCACAATATGAAGCTGCTGTTAAAACACTTAAAGCAAATGCTGCAACAACTGCAGCATATAAAGAAGCCGCAGATGATGTACTGCGAAGCTGGGCTTCAGGGGATATTGCGCAATCAAGTGATACTGCTCGGCAAGCCATGCTAGAGGGCGCAAGCTTATCTAACAGGAGAAGATATACATTAGAAACAGCGCTTGGCAGCAAGGAGCGTGTAAATAGCTTATCAGCAGGCCTGTTTTGGACAGGTTCATCAGGAGAAAACACAGAAACAGCTGCAGATAAGCTGGCTATGCTGCAACAAACAAGGGATAGTTTCAAAACAGTTGATGGCTTTGTACAAGAAGGAAAAGAAGATGAATTTGCCTTAGCCGCTGCAAATGTAGATAAATATACGGAATCTTTGCAACGTGCAGCAGATACAAGCATCTATTTACGGGATAGCCTCAAAGATATGGGTATGACGATGCTGAATATAACACTGTCAGCAGCTTCAGACATGATGTATGAATTTGGTCGCGCAACACAAACAAGCGCTGATGCATCTGACACTTTTGAGGAATCTATGCGGAATTTTGGGCGTACAGTCATGAATCAGCTCCCAGGCTTATTAATCTCCATGGCAATCGGAACAATGACAACTTCCGGAGGTACTGCATGGCCTCTTGCATTAGGTTTCTTGGCTGCAGCTCTTGGTACATCCTTCGTTGGCGGTATTATGGGATCCAAAGAAGATGCAGAGGAAGATAGCAGTGATAGCAACGAATTACAGCTTTTACAGAATCTTCAAGAACAATTCCAGACCATGATTACACAATTTGAGAGAAACATCCTTTATTTAGCTACTATGCGCCAAGCATATAAAGCAGAAACACAGGCCACAGCAATCCAAGGTTTTGCTTCTGGTGATGTTTTCCCCGGGCGAACAGGTTTAGCACAGGGTGTGTATAATGAACCAACATTCTTCCGTTTTGCTAACGGAGGATCCTTCACAGGTGTTATGGGTGAAGCAGGCGCAGAAGCTATAATGCCACTGCAACGTGATGCAAATGGTAAACTCGGCGTTGTTGCAGCAGGTGCAGGCGGGAAGGTAAATCTGATAATCAATAATTATGCAGATGCTGATGTATCTGATGTACAGGAAGAAACAGGTTCAGATGGTACAAAGCAGCTCATAGTGACAATCGAAAAGGCTATGCAAGGGGCTGTAGCAAGCGGAAAACTCGATAGAGTTATGGGCACACGTTTTGGCTCAAGACCAATCGGTTCGCGCAGAAGTTGACAGTAGAAAATTTACAGTATAGTATGCTTATATGTCTTATAAACAATGGCCTACAGTTGTAAATCAAACAATACTCTTCGATGGCTATGACTGTGTTCGAACACCGAATATCATAGTTTCAACCAATGATGTAGGCCCGGCAAAAGCCCGGCGGCGAGCGTCCTGTGCACCATTAAAACATACTATTACGCTCAGGCTGAATCGCGTTGAGATTGCAGTGCCGGCAATCACAGTAGAACCTATACATGCGTCCCGGACAGAATATCAGGAATTCAAGCGTTTCGTCCGTGAGGACCTTTATGATGGTATTATGAACACCATATTTCATCTACCACCAGATGATGGTGCTCCTGATGTCTATGTAGAAAAACAGTGTAGGTTCCTTCCTGTGAGTGGTACACCGCCATACCGCACAATAAGACTGTTTGGTGACTGGGCATATGTCCAATTCACTCTTGAGGAGCTTGTATAAATGACGTCAACACT